CAAACAACAATGAACCCCATCAAATCACCGCGCGAGATGCTGTTCGAGATGGCAGGCATTCCCTCCTTCGCGGGAGGGAGCCAGGTGCCAAAGATTGGCGCCGAGATGTACAAGCTCATCACCAGCGCCATTGAGCGTTACACGAAGGCATACGGGAAGCCGCCACCGGCGGAGGATGTCAAGGCACTACGTGCCCACGTAGAGCAGATCTCCAAGAAGAGCGAGATCAAGAGCGATCCAGCGACGCAGGCACGGGCGCGTCACGAGATGGCGACAGACCCCAACCTGATCAACCCAGAGGGGCCGGACCCATTCCTGACCAAGGCCGTAACCGGCCGGACCGTGAAGAGCACGTACCTCAAGCCCAAGGTGCAGGACATCAACGACCCCAACGTCCGCGCCAACATCGAGACAAAGCAGGCCTCGGGCGAGCTGGAGGAGGTACTGCCCGAGTCAATCACGCCAAGCGCGGACTACATGGGACGCATGGGTGCCGCGATCGAGAACGCCACGCTTGCATCTGGAAAGACTCCCCTGATCGACAAGCTGAAGCTAGAGTTTTTTAAAAAGAACAAGAGATACCCCACCGACGAGGAGCTGGAGGTCATCATCGCCGAGTTCAACCCGGCACGGCACCAGTACGGCGAGAAGGGCGCGTCGATCGTGGCAGAGAGACCTCCCACGGCGAAGGGAATGTCGGAGTGGAGGCAGCAGGCCAGAACAGAGGGCCTGCCGGAGTCGGCGCTGGAAAAGCCGCCCGCAGATTACCCGCAGCACCTGCTGGACGCTCTCAACCTATCGCGTGGAGTACAGCCCGGCACAAAACCGCTGTCAAGCCAGCGCATCAACCCAGACCGCGCATACGCCGGCGGAAGAAACGTCGCGCCCATGACACCGAGAGAGATGCAGGCCATGATGGTCGCGTACGGAAAGAACCCGCGATCGTTTGAGGACATCGCATCGCGCGCGACACCCGCCGCAGCAAAACCATCCGCACTTAAAAGGTTAGGAAAACGGTCGATGCAGGGCCTTGGTTTTGCGTCTGTGCCGTTCAGTGCCATGGCCATGGAAGATTACAGAAAACAGGGAGACCTACCTGGCGAGATTTTGTCAGGCATCGAGACCGCAGCAAACGCCGCCGCGATGTTCCCGCCACTTAGCGCACCCGCCACCGTGGTAGGGTTAGGCGCGATGGGCGCAAACATGGCAAGAGAATATCTTGCGCCAGAGTACCGATCCGTTATGGAAGATTACAAATAATGCCACAAATCCCCAAGATGCCAATCCAGCAGGGTGCAAACCTTGCATCGCTCGACCTGGAGTCCTCGGAGAACTACGAGGAGGCCATGATGCAGGAGGCCGAGATCGAGCACTACGAGGACGTGCTTGGGCTAGAGCCAGGACAGGCAGAAGAAGAGGTCATCGAGTTAGATGATGGCTCCGTGGTCATCAACTACCGGCCCACCGAGGGACCGCTAAAGAACCCAGAGTTTTATGCAAACCTGGCCGAGCTACTAGACGAGAGCGTTCTGTCTTCGCTCTCTACCGAGTACAACGAGTACATCCAGGTAGACAAAGAGGCACGCAAGGAGAGAGATAAGCAGTATGAAGAAGGACTACGAAGGACAGGACTTGGAAAGGACGCGCCAGGTGGCGCAACTTTTGACGGAGCTTCCAAGGTTGTGCACCCTGTCATGGCAGAGGCTTGCGTTGACTTCGCGGCGTCTAGCTCGCGCGAGCTTCTCCCGCCTGACGGAATCGTTAAGTCGGAGATAAAGGGCGAGGCGGACCGCCAGCGCGTAGACGTTGCCGAGCGCAAGTCTCAGTTCCTAAACTGGCAGCTCACGGAGCAGATTGAAGAGTACCGCGACGAGATGGAGCAGGCGCTGACCCAGCTGCCGCTTGGCGGATCGCAGTACTTCAAATGGCGATGGGATGGAGAGCAAAAGAGACCCACCTGCGAGTGGATCCCGATTGATAACATCTTCCTGCCGTACGCCACGACAAACTTCTACACATCGCCCCGCGTAACCGAGGTGCAGGACATTACGGAGGACACGTTCCTACAGCGCGTTGATGCCGGCATCTACCGCAACATCGGCGACCTGGTCGTGTCGGAGCTGCCGCAGGACAACATGACGCGCTCGCAAAAGGCCAACGACAAGATCGAGGGCAAGGAGGCGCCGACAAAAAACATCGACGGCGTACGCCGCGTGTACGAGATTACGTGCTTCTTGAGGCTAGAGGACGACCCTGAGACCAACGGCGCACGAGCGCCGTACATCCTCACGATTGACGAGGACACCGACAAGGTCCTCTCGCTGTACAGAAACTGGGAGGCGGGAGATGAGAAGCTTACAAAACTGGACTGGATCGTCGAGTTTAAGTTTATTCCTTGGCGCGGTGCTTACGCCATTGGCCTGCCTCACCTTATTGGCGGTCTTAGTGCCGCTCTCACTGGCGCTTTGCGTGCCCTACTGGATTCGGCGCACATTAACAACAGCCAGACGATGCTTAAACTCAAGGGCGGAAGAATCTCCGGCCAGAGCGACAGAATTGAGCCTACCCAGGTTCTAGAAATCGAAGGTGCCCCTGGTGTGGACGACGTCCGCAAGTTGGCTATGCCGTTGCCGTTTAACCAACCCTCAAGCGTTCTTTACAACCTTCTTGGGTGGTTGACCGACGCCGCGAAAGGGGTCGTTACGACCGCCGAAGAGAAAATTGGCGACGCAAACGCTAACACGCCAGTGGGCACCACCCAGGCACTGATCGAGCAGGGCGCGAAGGTATTCTCAAGCATCCACGCACGCCTGCATCGGTCTCAGGCCAAGTCGTTAAAGATCCTATCGCGTATCAATCACTGGTACCTGGAGGAGATGGACAACGAGTCCGGCTCCGAGATCGAGGTCCGCGACTTTGCATCCAACAACGACGTCCGGCCAGTGTCGGACCCGAACATTTTCTCTGAGACGCAGCGGCTTGCACAGGCACAGGCAGTTCTGCAGATGGCAAACGCGGCGCCTCAGTTGTACGACCTTCGGGCTGCCCACCGGAGGGTTCTGAAGCAGCTGAAAGTTCCTGCAATTAGTGAGATATTGCCAGATCCGGATGGAATCAAGGAAGCAAACCCTGCCCTGGAGAACGTTGCAATGTCCATGGGCCGCCCCGCGGCGGCTTATCCGGATCAGGACCACTTGGCGCACATCAAGGTTCACTTGGCGTATGCCCAGGACCCCAACTACGGTGGCAGCCCACTCATTGGCCCGACCTTCGCGCCGCACGCGCTGGAGCACATCAAGCAGCACCTGACGCTGCACTACCTGCAGTCGATGCGTGCATACGTCGCCGAAGCATCCGGCGGAAGCGATACTCTTGGACTGCACGAGGAGAAGCCGCTCTCGCTCGAGGACCAGAAGGCACTGGCGCTTGCCGCGGAGATGGTATCCATGGACGCACAGACCACGTTCCAGACCGCACAGCCCATGATCCAGCAGCTTGCCCAGAAGGTTCAACAGGCACAGAAGGCCAAGATGGAGCAGATGGCATCTAACGACCCAACGGCTCAGGCACTTCTCAAGACGCAGATGGCCGAGACGCAACGCAAGGCACAGGAGGCACAGGCCAAGCTTCAGCAGGAGATGTCCAAGCACCAGCAGGACTACCAGCTCAAGGTGGCCGAGCTGGAGCAGAAGGTCCAGGAGCTCATCGCCAAGTACCAGACCCAGAGCCAGGTCGACAGCCAGAAAAACTCGACCAACATCGCGCTTGCAAACATCAACAACGCCTCGCGCGAGCGCGTGGCCGCGATGCAGGCCGGGTCCCAGATGGACGGCCTGCAGGCCCAGCTGGCTCACGAGCAGGCCATGTCGGCAATCGACGCGATCAACACCGCCGATACCGACATCCGCCAGCACGGGATTGCAATCGAGCAGGCAGCGTTTCAGAAACAGGCAGAGGCCGTACAGGCCGCAATAGACCAGCAGCAACAACAACCACCACAAGGAGTAGTGTAATGGCAGACGACAACCTCAAAGGATTCCGGCAGACCTACCAGGAGACGGGCAAGCCCGGCTACGGCGGCGGCAACGGAACCACCAACATCGACCCGGGCCCGTCCGGCTCGCACCGCGACAACAACTGGAAGCGCGGCGCGGCACAGGCAAAGACGAAAAACGCAGGCCAGGTCGGACCCTACAGCAACGTGAAAGATCAGTTTGGTCCTAAGTATTAAAGCCCTGTTTAGTTTGTAGGGCGGGTATTAAGAAAATCTTGCATAGGTGGGTCTATGCAGGATTTGACATCCAGAATTATGGCTCGCGTAAGCGAGCAGATCCGATTGTTAGACTCCTCCCTAATTACGGGCAAGGGAGTCAGCAACATGGAGCGCTACCAGAGGCTCCTGGGTGAGCGTGAGGGACTACAGACGTGCCTCAACATTATTGACGACATACTGACAGAGAACGACGAGGCTGAATAGCCTGGAAAGGAGTGCCGGATGGCATTTGACGTGGTAAAGAAGGAGGAGCCAGACCTACGTACGGAGATTGAGTGTTTTCCGGACATCGACCCTGGCATAGACGTGGCAGGCGACCGTGTGTTGGTCCAGCTGCGACGAGAGAAAACAACGAGCAAGGGCGGCATCATCCTGGTTGATGAGACCAAGCAAACGCTTCGGTTTAACGAGACGGTCGCGAAGGTCATACAGATCGGACCCCTGGCATACAAGAGCCCAGACACGCTGGAGCCTTGGATCGAGGGACCCTGGTGCAAGGTCGGCGACTTAGTTCGCACGATCAAGTACGGCGGGGATCGGTTTGTTGTACAACCCGAGGATGAGGGATCTCCGGTGGTGTTTATCACCATCCAGGCAAGAGAGATCATCTCGCGCATCCGGAGCTTTGAGCACGCACAAAAAATGCGGGCCTTCGTTGATTAAACTTTGTAGAAAGTGACAAATGGCAGAGAAAGAGGAGAAGCTGCTCCCCATCAAGGAGCAGGAAGACGGCGCGGTTCTGGTCGCGGTTGATAAGGAGGACAACCCCTTTGAGGACGCGGACAAGAGTCAGGATGACGACAAGAAGGACGCTGACACCGGCGGTGACGTATCAGATCAAGACGGTGGTGCCGAACAGTCGATGGATTCTGACCCCGATGACGGGGATTCTGATGAAGAGACTGACGAGGACAGAGAAAAGATTCGCGAGGCTCGCCGCGAGGAGCGCAAGCTCAAGAAGGAGCTAGCCAAGCAGCGAGAGATCTCTGCAAAGCACAAGATTAGCGCGCTGGAGCGCAGAAACGAGGAGCTGGCCCGCAGGCTGGCCGCGGTTGAATCAGCCGCGACATCGTTCCAGTTCGCGCAGGTAGACAAGGCAATCGACGACGAGGCAACACGCGTCGAGTACGCCAAGATGAAGCTGCTGCAGGCCTCACAGGCCGGCAACGCCGAGGAGCAGGTTGAGTACCTTGAGCAGCTTCAGGAGGCAAAGACACGGCTTGCACAGATGCAGGCCTACAAGAAGCAGCAGGTTGAGCAGGTCCGTCGTCCCAAGCAGAACGTGCCAAACGAGGTATCTCGCGCGGTGCAGGAGAATGCAGAGGCCTGGCTCTCAAAGAATAAATGGTATGACCCCAACGCGAGGGATACAGACAGCAGGATCGCGAAGGTCATAGACAACGAGATGGCCGCAGAGGGCTGGGACCCATCGGACCAGGAGTACTGGGACGAGCTGGACAACAGACTATCTGCGCGTTTGCCACATCGTTACGCGGCAAAGACCGGCAACAGCGCCGCCAAGGCAAGGCCAAACCCTACGGCATCAAGCCGTACGGCCAACCCCTCAGGCGTTCCGGCAAATGCAATTAAGCTATCCCCGGACAGGGTGAAGGCGATCAAGGATGCAGGAGCGTGGGACGATCCCGCGGCACGCAACCGGATGATCAAGGCATACATCGCGTACGATAAACAGAACAGGACATAGTCATGGCAAACACAAGAATTAAGCGCGATCTGGACGATCGCTTAGAGGCCCGCGTGGCGGAAGTTAAAGAGCGTCACGCAGGCAACGACGAGGAATCAAAGCGCAGGGAACGCATAGACGCGTTCCGTGATAAATGGCAGAACAGCGCGCTGCCTGATCTCCCCAAGGATGCAATCCCGGGATTTCACCTGTGCTGGTTAAGCACTACAAACCAGTACGACAGTATCGACAAACGTTTAGCACTAGGCTATGAGCCGGTGAAAGCCGCTGAGTTAGGCAAAGGCTTTGAATCACTGGGCAAGATGAGTTCGGGCAAGTTTGAAGGCTGTGTTAGTTGTAACGAGATGGTTCTCTTTAAGTTACCAGAAGAGATCTACCAGGAAGTGATGCGTATGCTGCACCTTGAGGATCCCCTCGAGCACCAGCGAAACATCACGAGCGCAGTCCGAAGCAACTCGCAAGAGGGCAAAGGTGGGCGTTCAATCCTGGAGGGTGGCATTCTGGAAATGGAAAAAGAGACCGCAAGAGCGAATCAAAACATTCGATTCCAATAACAATCTTCAACAAACAAAGGAAGTTAAATGGCAACGACATTGAAACCCTTTGGTCTGAAGCCTGTCTACCACCCCAGTGGCCTGGACCGTGCGACTCCTTTCGTCGGCACCAACAGCTACACCACCGGAAGTGTTTACACGGCACCTTACTCGCTGAGCTCTGGTCAATCATTTTACCAGTACCAGCCGGTGTCTGTAACCGCATCAGGCGAACTGACCATCGCCGCCTCTGCCGCCGCCTCTGGCACGGTATATGGCGTGTTTGACGGCGTGGAGTTTACCGACTCCCAGGGCCGTCGCTCCGTAGCAAAGTGGGCATCCAAGCTTACGCTTGACGCTTCTTCTGACATCGTGTTCTGGGTCTTCACCGATCCCGAGCTGGTGTACGAGGCACAAGTCAATGGCTCGGCAACAACCGCGTCCATCGGACAGCAGTACAACTTTGAGACCGCAACAGGCATGACCCCCGCCAGTGGAACAGCCATTGGCAATGGTGGCGCCGGCTTCTCCACCTGTGCTCTAAACGACACAGCTGTTGGAACTGGCAACCAAGGTCAGGTTCGGGTTGTTGGTCTGGGCCGTGAGGTGGCCTATCCTCCTGGTGAGACAAACGCCTGGGGTGACACCTACACGATTGTACAGGTCAAGATCGCAAACAACTCGTTTGTGTATCCGAAGGCTTCGGTCTAATTAACGAAAGAAAGGATTAAGCAATGGCAACCCCAATGCGTAGTACGGACTTTCGTGCGGTAGTCGAACCGATTATCAACGAAGTCTTTGATGGTGTTTACCAGCAGCGTGATGATGAGTGGAAAGGGTTTGTTGAGCAAATCCAAGGTATTCCCCGCAACTATCACGAAGAAGTAATGCTGTTCGGCATGAACGCAGCTCCCGCTATGCCCGACGGAACTCCGGTTTCGTACGATCAAGGCGGTACGCTGTACATCACCCGATTCATTTATCAGATCTATGGTTTGGCATACGCTTTGACCAAGGTTCTGATGGAAGACGGCGATCATATCCGTATCGGCAGCACCTTCGCCAAACACCTGGCTCAGTCCATGATTGAGACCAAGGAGACCCTGTGCGCCAACCTGCTGAACTTCGCGTTCACCGCAGGCTACACCGGCGGCGACGGCGTGACGCTGAGCAACAGCGCACACCCCGTGGCTAACGGCTTGACGTACAGCAACGTCCTGGCCACCCCGGCCAACCTGTCGCAGACCTCGGTTGAGCAGATGCTCATCCAGATCCGCTCCGCCATTGACAACAACGGCAAGCGTATCCGTCTGAAGGCAGAGCAGCTGATCGTTCCTCCCGCGCTCGAGTTCCAGGCTGAGGTTATCCTCAAGTCTGTCCTCCGCTCCGGAACGGCTGACAACGATCTGAACCCGATCAAGTCGACTGGTATGCTCCCGAAGGGCGCCCACGTGGTGACCCGTCTGAGCTCTACCAAGGCATGGTGGGTGCAGACCGATGCCGAGAACGGTCTGATGCTGGTTATGCGCCGCCCCATGGAGAAATCCATGGAAGGTGACTTTGAGACCGACAGCATGCGTTACAAGGCAACCGAGCGCTACGCGACCGGCTGGCACGACGCACGCAACATCTACGGTACTCAAGGCGTTTAATTAGTACCCGGCAGTGCAAAGCCCCAGAG